TTTTGCTTCATATTCTTGAGTCAAATCTTTATTTTGTTCTGACATTTTTTCTAATTCCTCCTTCAATTGAGATAATTTATTATTTAATTCGTTAATTTCTGCCTCTTTTTCAGAAACTAACGAATTCAAATCCATGTTAACTGGCTGATAAGTGATTTCTACTTGAATCCATTCAGATTCAGGAGCAAGAATTACTTTATCATTTTCAATTGTATAATTAACTTTATACATTTTTTCTTCTGAATGCCAATCTTCAACAATTACGTAAGATTGGAAAATTTCGCGAATCCAATAGCGATACTCTCGTTCTTCTGTTTGAGGATTTACAGGATTTAAAGCATTATAAATTTGACTATGAATATCCTCAAAACTCAACTCACTTTTTTCAATGTGATATTTGATTTCATGACCTTTATTAAACAATTCTTTTTTATCCATTTTTTCACCACCCATTTGTTCATCTAAATCTTTTTTATGGGCTTCTGCAATCAGTAATGTGGCTTTTGCACGTCTTTCAGCAGGATCACTAACTAGACAACTACCGATTAATACGTTCTTACCATCGTTGTAATGAATTTTTCTAATGCCGTCATCGGTAATCTCTTGATATTCTCTTACTAAAACTTCACATGAAGTTTCTAATTCACCATTTTCATAAAGCTCCATGATGGCATTGCAAGTATTAGGGAAACGTTTAAATACACGAATAGAACCCATTAAACAATTAGCTCCGTCAATTTCTTCTTTCCAGAAATCAACGAAGCTACCAATTTGATCAGTCTTCAATTCACCGTTATGTAATTCATGATTGAGGTTATCATAATCGCCACTTTCTAATTTACTTCTATTCACCACAAAAGGAATACCGATATAAGTTTCTTTATTGGCGATTACGCCATCAATAAAATCATCAGTGAATTGAGCTTTGTTATAATTTACATCATTGGAAAGGATGCAGATGTTTAAAGTCATATAGATATCATTAGAATTTTGCAGTTCAAGAATTTTTGGTTTAATTGATAATTGCTCTAACAACCTTTTCCACCTCCTTTCAAGTTATTTATATTTTATTTATTTTCCTTACAATCATCACATTCGCAGTCTTCATCATGCTGTTTAATACCTAATTCAAGATACATGGATTTTGAAGCCAATTCTTTATCCTTAATGTCAGGTTTATAACCCTTCATGTTTTATCACCTCATTGATCGGAAGGGGATGGGGCAGCGTTTGAGTTATTATCTTTAGACTTCATTGTATTTTCGTTACCATTATCAACTTCAGGTCTACCTGCTTTATTATCACCAGATGTTGTATAAGCATTAGCAGCAGGATAGATAATTTTATTAGTTTTTAATACTTTCTTTTCATATTCTGCTTGTCCAAGCGCATAATGATAAGGAACACCGAGCAATGTTTCCAACCACGGAGCAACGATACCAGTTTGCATATATAATTCTTTCATCTTATCCAGATATTTATCTTTATTAAGCATTGTTGTACGCTCAAAATACAAACGACAATTTAAATCTTTTGGTAGCAATCTCTTAATGTATCGGTTAATAATACTTTCAAATTGTTCAATTATTGTAAATATGTATCTAAACATTTTTTCGCTATTGATTTGAGCAAGAGAATAGTTTGAATTGCCTCCACCATAAATAAGACCAGATGATACACCTAAGTTTGCAAATATTTCATTATCCAATTTTTCATATAATTCTTTTTTAAACATTTGAGTATCAATTTCTAATGCTTTTAATTGCATGAAGTGGGGAAGAGTAACAACACCTGTGCCAGATGTTTCGTTATTATTATACATGCTTCCATTTTGCTCTTTTTTTAACATTAAATTAGTTACTTCTCTAAAATAAGCTTTAATTAATTCTTTAGGAGCAGGTTTATTGCCTTCTTTATCAATTGTTCCAACATAAAGAATTAATATTTGTTTAATTAACCTGTCAGCCATTGAACGCTCAACACGATTAATAATTTCTTTTTGAATCAACGAAGCCCATGCACCCAATGTATAAGGTAATCCGTATGGGAAGTTTCTACGAGCGTCAATATTAACTACATCACAATTACTTAACTCAACATAGCGATAATCTTCACCTTTATTTCTATATTGATTATATTTTTCAATAGTTATTTCATCTGGTAATGATTCAATAACGGTTAATTTATCTTGTACATTTTGATATTGATTAATACTTGCCAAATCAAACTCAATAACCCATTTACCATTCCTTTGTTTATTGATTCGTAAATCGTCTAAATCAAGAAACTGAACATATTTATTAGATCGCAAACATGTAACCACAGTCCCCATCTCAGCAACTTCATATAATCCATCACGAACTACACGTTTAACATCTATCTCATCAAGAAAATCATGAATCTTTTGTTCATATTTTTTTATTTTCTTTGCATCGTCATAATTTGACCACACTAAGTGATAATTGAGGGTAGGGAGGGACTTAATAGTTCTTAATACATCTCTTATAATACCGTGCTTGTTAGTTAAATATTTGGATGCACGTTGTATTTGTTGAATATTAGCATATGGATTTTGTAAATAACGGTATAAGTCAGCAAGTTTGATGTCAGACAAGGAAGCTCCAGAGCCATATTGTGTAATAAAATCAGTCATCGCAGCAACTTCTAACCATGAATCATAAGATGAATCTTTGTTTTTATCAGTCACACTTTCAACCTCCTTTCTTTTATAATTTATTTAGAAACCGGCTTGCATGAAGAAGAAGTAGTCATCGATGTTATTTGAACGCCCACTTAAATATTCTCTTTCTAAAAGGGTGGCAATATAATTTCCATAAGCAACGCTACTATATCTGTCTTTTCTTCGTGATCTTGGCTCTTTTAACTTAATTAATCCAGAATCACTTTGTTCACTTTCAAGGTTAATCATTTCATTAATTAATAATGTAATTTGTATGTAAGCAGATTCAAATTTTGTTTGTGTTTCGATAGGTAAACTTTCAAACCCTTTTAGTTTTCTTAGTATTTCTCTACCTTCCATTTCATTTACAGGTAATTTAATATTCCCACGTTTAAAAGCATCTCTAAGCAAAACAGCACATTCACTATTTAATTGCGGATTACCTTTAATACTATAAATAATTTTAGGAGCATTTGGATATGTGCATCTTTCAGCCATTTTTTCATCATTAATACAAGACCACGGCTCATATTCTTTATTTCTTTCTTTGTCATATAACGGTTGTGTTAATTGGTCAAAAACCCCAAGACCTATATTCTGCGTATCTAAAACTAAATAATCGCATTCAAAATCATCAAATAACTGCCTAATCCGAATTGCTTGTGTAACTGTGTGACCACCTTCTAAACTTTCCATATAAACAATCTGTCTTTCATATCCTCTTGAAGTAGGGATTAGCCTAAAAACTGTATAAACACTGGCATCATTTTCTTTGCCAGACATACCTGCAATATCACAACTTAATAAACGTATTTCGCCATTTCGTTTACCTTCATATTTAAAAGAAGCATCTTTTATCAAAGAATAATATTCTCTTGGATACATAGGTTTTGGTAATTTTCGATTCTTTTCTAAATCTTCAAATTTAAAAAATGCTTTTTCTGATTCACCAAACCATAAGGCTTCCATTTCCATACTAAATCCAATTTCATCAAAATCATCCTCAGACATTTCATCTAAAACTTGCTCTCTCATTAATAGTCCTTCTTTAATAGGCAATTGGTAAGGAAGACCACAAACAAAATATTTTTTACCTTCGATCATTGCTTTATAGTATGTTAAGAAGCGATTGTATGACCAATGATGCTTATACCAACAAGAAGATAGATAAATCTCTTTGTTACGTTCTTGTAAATGAGCGTATTCAGGTTTATTTAGGTATTTTGGATTTCTCGGAGCAGTTAAAAATTTTCTTAACACTTTGTTGATAATATCCAAATCAACCATTCTGAATTCATCAACAATCAATAAATTTGCCCTTTTACTTCTAGCTCCGTCATTCGAAGCTACTACTTTTATCCAACTACCATTATGAAATTCAACTTTTGGGTCATTAGTTGAAGTTTTCAAATCACTTATTTCTCTTTGAAGGTTGGGGGAATTTTTCCTTAAATCATCAATTTTTTCTATAACTTCGCGGCTTTGCTTCAAATTTCCACTTGCAATAATAATTTTTGATTCCGGAAAAAGTATTGCTCGTACACAGCAATAGATCGAGGTCAGAAATGTTTTTCCCTGACCGCGACTGGCTAAATACATGAAGTAATGGTTATGGTTCATCATGTATAATAAAATTTGCTGAAACAACTTTAAATGTATCCCCAAATATTCAGCCACAAATCTATGAGGATTTGCTCTGTAAAAACTACACCAAACACCAACTCCATTCATTAATTTTTCTGATTTAGTTAAGTTTTCCATGTTTTTATTAAAATTTCTACCTTTTTTAAAAATATTTATTCCTTTGTACGCCTTATTTCGATCAACTTGATAATTTTTAATTCCTGCCATTATGAAACACCTTCTTTGTCTTCTTCATATTCAGGTGCTTCAACTGTATATTTCTTTATTTCTTTTTCATACATATCTGCATAATCGTTTTTGATGCCAAGCATTCTACATAAATGCCCTAAAAACCAAACAGAAATATATTTTCTAATTCCATCAACATCTTGCCATTCTGGAGCAGGCTCAGGAATAGGTTTTTCATTTTCAAATTTTTTAATTAAAGTTCCAAAAGTAGCAT